GATTCCTTGTGAAGGCAGCAGCACTTCCCGCATCAACAGTTGCTCCAATCGATGTTCCATTCAGAGGTCGTATTCTTAAGATCGCTGGAGACAGAACATTCGAAACTTGGACAATTACTGTCATCAACGATGTTGATTTCTCCATTCGCTCAGCATTTGAGAAGTGGATGAACACCATTAACAAGATGAATGATGGTACTGGATTAACAGATCCAGAACAATATCAGGCAGATGCATTTGTCTATCAATTAGGTCGTGATGGTGGAATTCTTAGATCTTACAAGTTCTATGATGTATTCCCAACCAATATTTCAACAATTGACCTGAGTTACGAAACCACCGACACCATTGAAGAGTTCACTGTAGAACTTCAAGTTCAGTGGTGGGAAGCATCGAGAGGAACTTCTCCTAATGCTGGCGGAGAAGACATCGCCTAAATAGTGTAACAACAGTCTAAGATAAGATTATAATGGCAAAACTTTTTGGTTTTTCTATTGAGGATACAGAAAAAAAACCAGATTCTATAGTTTCCCCCGTTCCTCAAAACAATGAGGACGGGGTTGATAACTATATTTCTAGTGGATTTTATGGTTCTTATGTAGATATTGAAGGTGTATATAGAACTGAGTTTGATTTAATAAAGAGATATAGAGAAATGGCACTTCACCCAGAATGTGATGGTGCCATTGAAGATGTTGTAAATGAGGCAATCGTAAGTGACTTGTACGATTCACCCATTGAAATTGAATTGTCCAATTTAAATGCGACTGATAAGTTAAAAAAGGCAATTCGACAAGAATTTAAGTATATTAAGGAACTTTTAGATTTCGATAAGAAGTCACACGAAATTTTTAGAAACTGGTATATTGACGGAAGACTTTATTATCATAAGGTAATTGATCTTAAGAAACCGCAGGACGGTATCAAAGAACTGAGATACATTGATCCTATGAAAATGCGGTTTGTCCGCCAAGAAAAGAAAAAGGATAACAATACTATCGGACCAAACATTTCTGGTCGCAATAACGAAAATAATGCGATTGCTCCAGAAATTGAAGAATACTTTGTTTATACACCAAAACCAAACTATCCAACAGGAATGATGAGTGGTGGCGGTGGAAACAAGGGAACTAAAATCGCCAAAGATGCTATTACTTATTGCACTTCTGGTCTTGTAGATAGAAACAAAGGATCAGTTCTTTCATATCTTCACAAAGCAATCAAAGCACTCAATCAACTCAGAATGATTGAGGATTCTCTGGTGATTTATAGATTATCTAGAGCACCAGAACGTAGAATTTTCTATATTGATGTTGGCAATCTTCCCAAGGTAAAGGCAGAACAATATCTTCGTGATGTTATGATGCGTTATCGTAACAAGTTAGTTTATGACGCTAACACTGGCGAAGTTCGTGATGATAAAAAGTTTATGAGTATGTTGGAAGATTTCTGGCTTCCAAGAAGAGAGGGAGGTAGAGGAACAGAAATCTCCACACTTCCTGGTGGACAAAATCTTGGTGAACTTGCAGATATTGAGTATTTCCAAAAGAAACTCTATAGAGCACTTGGAGTCCCCGAGTCAAGAATTACTGCCGATGGTGGTTTTAACCTTGGTCGTTCTTCTGAGATTCTGAGAGACGAACTTAAGTTTGCCAAGTTTGTTGGACGTTTGAGAAAGAGATTCGCTCAAATGTTTAATGATATGTTGAAAACGCAATTGATTCTTAAAAATATTGTTTCTCTAGAAGATTGGGAGATGATTTCCGATCATATCCAATATGATTTCTTATACGATAACCAGTTTGCCGAACTGAAAGAAACCGAAATGCTCAATGAGCGTCTTGGTGTTCTTGCTACTATTGAACCTTACATTGGTAAGTATTATTCTACACAGTGGGTTCGTAGAAAGGTACTTCGTCAGACTGATGCAGAAATGATTGAAATGGATGAACAGATTGAGCAAGAAATTAAGGATGGTATTATTCCAGATCCAAGTTCTGTTGATCCAATCACCGGAGAACCACTACCACAAGAGGGTGAAATGGGTATGATGGGCGATGTGCCAATGGAACCAGAAATTGATGGTTCTGCCACTCAGGTAAAAGAACCTAAAGGTGGTGAGATATAAATAAAGAATATAGTTATAATCACTTTTTATGGAAGAAATTGTAAATTTGATAGGATCAGACGCCTCTGCATCGGATATTAGCGACAAAATCAAAGACGTTCTTTATGCAAAAGCAGCACAAAGAATTGATGCTATTCGTCCAACAGTTGCTGCGTCTTTATTCGGTGACAATCAATCATCTGAGGAACAAGAATAATGGCGCTAGCATCAACTGATTTAACACCAAGTTCTTATGTGCTTATTGGAAATAATGTAACTACTATTACTTTTCAATGTCAAAGTAGCACTCCTGCTGTCGTTGCTATTTCAACGATTAGTGCTGGTATTGCAACAGATACCCCAGGTCTTGTTTATAACAGATTTGAAGGGGAAATGAAGAAGACAGTAACAGATCTTTCCCATGATGGTGGAGCAGCATATGTTTATGCAAAAGCACTCACAGGAACTTCTAAAGTAGTTTATGAAGGTGCTTGATAATGGGACCATTTGATATTGACAAGTGGTTCGTGTGTCACGGACCAGAAGTGGTTCATTTTGCAAAATTAGATGCTGGTTGTGTAATGTCAACTGGACAACCAAATTGTGAAGAATTTGATGATGAGGTATCTGGTTTAACGAGAGCAAAAGAACTTGGATATGTAGAACCAGAAGAACCTAACCTAGAACCAGAAGAACCTAACCTAGAACCAGAGGAGGAACTATGAGTTATCCTTTTTTAGGTTTAGGTTTTAATTCTTGGACTCAAAAATTTTCTAGAGGTTCTGCTGCAGCTGCTGCTGCAGTAGCAGCATTTTTAGAATATGTTACTACTTCAGATACATCATCATTTACTCTACTTTCAACAGGAACAGTAGATTATGAAGTTGATTGGGGTGATGGAACTACTGAGTCACTGACTACAAACAACCCCACTCACACATATTCTAGTGCTGGGGAATATACTATTAAGGTAACTCCTGCAGAAGGATCTACCTATCGTCCATATTTTAATGATGCCGTATCCGACACCAGTATTGCGTCAGTTTCTGGTACAGGTGGAAGTCAGTTAGGGACTACCTTATCGGATGCTTGGGAAGGTGCTGGTAATATGACATCGTTTGGTGAGAATGTGGATACTTCTGGCGTAACTAATTTCTATCGAGCTTGGCAAAATTGTACTGGACTTACTTCATTCCCACAATTAGATACTTCTAGTAGTACTACTTTTAATTTTGCTTGGTATAATTGTACTGGTCTTACTTCATTCCCACAATTAGATACTTCTAGTAGCACTTTATTCCAATCTACTTGGAATGGTTGCTCTGGACTTACTTCATTCCCATTATTGAATACTTCTAGTGGTAGTAATTTTAATTATGCTTGGTATAATTGCATTGGACTTACTTCATTCCCACAATTAGATACTTCTAGTGGTACTTCTTTTAATTTTACTTGGTATGGTTGTTATTCACTAACTTCATTCCCACTATTGAATACTTCTAGTGGTACTAGTTTTGATAGTGCTTGGCGTGATTGTACTGGACTTACTTCATTCCCACAATTAGATGTTTCTAGTGGTACTAATTTTGGTAGTGCTTGGTATAATTGCTCTGGACTTACTTCATTCCCACTATTGAATACTTCTAGTGGTACTAGTTTTAGTAGTGCTTGGCGTTTTTGCAATGGACTCACTTCATTCCCACAATTAGATGTTTCTAGTGGTACTAATTTTGGTAGTGCTTGGTATAATTGCTCTGGACTTACTTCATTCCCACTATTGAATACTTCTAGTGGTACTAGTTTTAATTTTACTTGGTATAATTGCTCTGGACTTACTTCATTCCCACTATTGAATACTTCTAGTGTTACTAATTTTGCTGGTGCTTGGCGTAATTGTACTGGTCTTATTTCATTCCCACTATTGAATACTTCTAGTGTTACTACTTTCCTTTCTGCTTGGCAAAGTTGCTCTGGACTTACTTCATTCCCACAATTAGATACTTCTAGTGGTACTTCTTTTGGTAGTGCTTGGTATAATTGCTCTGGACTTACTTCATTCCCACTATTGAATACTTCTAGTGGTACTAGTTTTGATAGTGCTTGGTATAATTGCTCTGGACTTACTTCATTCCCACAATTAGATGTTTCTAGTGGTACTAATTTTGCTGGTGCTTGGCGTAATTGTACTGGTCTTATTTCATTCCCACTATTGAATACTTCTAGTGGTAGTAATTTTAATTATGCTTGGTATAATTGTACTGGTCTTACTTCATTCCCCGCAAATATGTTTGATACTACAGGAACATTAGCATCAACTGCCTTTGCTAATGCTTTTAATAATTGCTCTCTAACTGCCCAATCTATTGAAAATATTTTAGTTTCTTTGGATACTAATGGTGCTAGCAATATCACTTTAGATATAAACGGTGGCAGTAATGCTGGATATTCTACTTGGAGTTCTACTGCTCAAACGGCACTAGCAAACCTCCAAGGTAAAGGTTGGACTGTTGCATATAATGCTTAATTTATAAATAACATATAAAGGTAAAAAGTTATACAATGAAACTCATCACCGAAGAAATTTCAAACGTACAGATTATTACCGAAGGTAAGGGTGCGGCTAAAAAGATGTACATTGAGGGTGTATTCCTTCAAGGTAACATCAAAAACCGTAACGGTAGGATGTATCCTATGGAAACACTTTCCCGCGAGGTTAGTAGATATAATGAGGAATTTGTCAAAAAAGGACGCGCTCTGGGAGAACTTGGTCACCCAGATGGACCTACCGTAAACCTTGATCGTGTTTCCCATAAGATTGTTTCTCTCACCGCAGAGGGAAATAATTTTAGAGGCAAGGCACAAATTCTTGAGACACCAATGGGTAAGATTGCAAAGTCACTCATTAGTGAAGGTGTAATGCTTGGAGTTTCTTCTCGTGGAGTTGGTTCATTAAGAACAACAAATGAGGGTCACAAAATTGTTGGCGAAGATTTTATGTTAGCAACTGCAGCCGATATCGTTGCTGATCCTTCTGCCCCTGATGCCTTTGTTCAGGGAATTATGGAAGGAAAAGAGTGGGTTTGGGAAGGAGGAATCCTTCGTGAGCAACTCGCAGAGAGAACCCAAAAGAGAATCAACACTCTTGTTGATCAAAGAAGACTTGAAGAGCACAAGTTGAATTTATTCAATGAGTTTCTCTCAAATCTTTAATTTATAAATAAATATAGATTAATACAAAAATATCTAATCAAAAATGTCCGTTGGTAGCAATTTACAAGAAATGGAAAACGTAGTAACGAAAGGCGCTGCTAAAGCTGAAGCACCACACA